CCAGAGGCAATACCAGTCATAGAAACGCCAATAAGGGCCTCCTTTTCCGTTGTTCTCTTCCAGATGGGTCTCAAGTAGTGGAAGTCAGTGTAAGACGCTTGTAGGGTCGCTATGAAGCTCGCAGCAATAGATCTGGCGTTGAGTTCTTCTTGTGTGTCCACATCCGATACATTGATCTCCACCAAATTACAGAATTGATTCGGCCTCAAACCTATCTCACAACAGGGATTACAACCCCACTCTTTATCGTTAGAGAAGTAAAAGCCTGGTTCTCCGGAACGAGACTCTTCAACGCGAGTCCATAGGTTCATGAATGTTAGCTTATCAATCTTGTGTCGCATGACAACTACGGAGTTGTTGGCTCGTCCTCTTTGGGGGTTGAGTTCCCACCATGCTCCCGCTTTCGCTGCGACCATTTCTTCATCATCAGCAGAGAATAAAGATATAAGGGCAGCACGGCGAATCCCCCCGGCAAGAACAGCATCAGCAATATAGCATACAATGTCGTGGACTTCGAGTGGCGAGAGTTGATCTCCGTTTTCTTTTCCATCTAAAATTCCCTCTACCTTCAGTAGACATTCTTTCAGTGGTTGTGGGCCTGGGGCTTTACCACCGGATGTAACTAGTCTCGCTCCCTTTGGACGGATGTCAGAGAAGTCAAAGCGTAGCCGTGATGTCCCCTTGAAATACGATGTAATTAGTGACTTAACAGCGTCAGCCCATCCTTCGATAGAATCTCCAATGAGAAAGCGGCGGCTTCTCTTCGATGGCTTGTGTATCTCTGGTAGTTTTTCAACGTGGTGCTTTTGTACAGAATAGCCCACACCTGTTCCTCCAAGAAGAAGGAACATGATTTCTCCAAATACACGATAATCATCAATCGGAGCATACGCACAGTTAAAAATTCGATTTGGAGAGACTTCTATTGGTTTACCGCCAAATTGCATGCTTCTCATGGAAGGCAAGACTTGTTTATTAAAAACATATTGATATGTATTTACGATCTCATTTTTTAAATGAGGAAATTTTTTGATGTGCATGTTCATATTCCTAGTAACAAGCTCATCCCAGTTTTCTCGACGTTGACTGCTGTCGATATATTTAGCATACTTCATGTGGACGGTTATATCCGATAAAATCTTTTTCTCTAGATCCATTTCTCTCTCCTATTTTTGTTTTAACTGTGAGTATTTTTCTTTTAGCATTGCTAAGGCATCAGTAGTTGATTGCATTTTCTCAACACTTTCGTCTCGATCTAATATCTGTATTGTGACATCAGACCAATCTACAAAAGCATCAAATACAATTCCATCTGGTCCATTTCGGTTTTTGGCGATAAAGAGGCGACCCTTGTTCGCTTGCTTGTCTTGGGTGGTCCGAGACAGCGAGAAGATAAAATCGGCTACAAAACATTTGTTGAATGCCTCCGAAATTGCTTCCATTGTAATGACTTCTGCGTTAAGGCCACCTCTGTTGGTCTGTGAGGCAGTCCACACGGGAATATCATATGTTTGTGCAAGACCTCGAAGTCCTTCATATGTTTCTTCCAATTCGTGTCTCTTTTCACTAGAACTCCGTGCGGGGCGCAATAAATCAGCATAGTCCACCAAAATAAGATCTGGTTCAATGCCTCTTTTCCTCAATTTTTCAACATGATTTTTTAGAGTTTGAACAGATGCAGATTTTGTTGGGTACTCCTTAATTATTAAAGTCCCGTCAATATCTTCTATCTTTTTTAATATTTCTTCCTTTCTCATTCTATGGTCCCCGAGAGGAACTTTTGAGATACAACAATCAAATCTTTGACCCACGACGGCATCTTTGAGCTCCAAGGTATAATAGACCACAGTCTTGCCTTCAAGGAGCGCACGAGTTGCCAAGTGAACCAAAACCATAGACTTACCAGCACCGGTTGGAGCAACGACGACTCCAAGCTCAGAATTTCCAAGGCCTCCCTTACATATTTCATCCATTCTAGCCCAACCAGTTGTGATTGGATTTCTTGCAGCGATCTCAAAGCGTTGAAGACAGTCCCGGTGAAAGTCATGGCCGAAATTATTGTCAGTCCCAAGAACAAGAGCATCTTTAATCAACTTTTCAATTTCATCAAAAGATGAATTGTTTAACAATTTCGCTGATTGCATCATCGCTCCCTTAAGGGCCTGCTTACGACAGAAGTCTATGGCCTTGTCTTTCACAAATAGTGCTTCTTCGACTCCGTCAGATGTGTGGATTCTAGCATAGAACTCACGAACTGCTTTTGCAACTGCTGAATCATGATGATTTAATTCCGTTCTTAATAGAGTCATCATGACTTCACCGTTTGGATGGGCATTATATTTTTCTCTATAATTCATTAGTGTTTGAGTGAATATCTGTAGGTATTTCTTTTCGAAGAAATTAATGTCCAGAACCTCAGTTATCTGATCGTAAAAAGGTCTATCTTCTAACATTAGTTGGCAGATCTTCTCTTGAAAATTCTTTCCGAACTTAGAAAAAGTTTCCTTTCTTTTAAAATTGTTTAAATCGCTCATGTGTCCTCCCCTGATTGATTATGTTTATAATATAACCTGTTGTATGTTGGTTGTCAAGTATTCTTATCTATTTATTCTCCGAAAAACTTGTTGTAAGTCATTAAAGTTTAGATGTCCAGCATCATCCTCAAACAACATTTGTGTGAACTTGATTTTGCTAAAAGTTGGCTCAAAGTCCTGTAAAGCCTTGTCCATCATAGCCCTATTGATCGGACGTATGTTCGGGTAATAGAGTTGCATGATTTTGTAGTTGTCCTTAAGTAGTTGCTCAGATCTTGCGATGTTCTCGTAGATTTTCATTTTCTTTCCTTGCATCGCGCAATCTCTGATTATGTCACTTACTTCATAGATATCTTCACGAATTAAGTAAGGAAATCTTTTTGCGACAGTTTTGAGACCTGCCCCTCTGACTCCTGGTAAGTTATCAGATTTATCTCCAACTATTGCCCTCGCAAGAGCAAAGTTCTTGGGGTGAATCTTGAACTCATCAAGTATAGATTGCTTGTTTAAAGTTTTCTTTTGGATCGGACGATATACTGATACATCATCATCGCACAATTGAAAGAAATCCTTATCTGAAGATACGATTATTTTATTCCACCCTTCATAGTATTTTGATTGTACCACATGGGCGATGATATCATCAGCTTCTGTGTAATCAGCTACCAACTGAATAACGGGCATCAAGTTAAGGTATTCCATCAATCTGATCTGCTGGTATCCCTTGTTGGCTGCCTCTTGGTCCTCTGGTAAGTCAATCATCCTTCGGTTAAACCGGACGGGCTTACGGCCGCCCTTGTAGTCCTTATTCATAGAACGCTTTCTTTGCGACCCTTCGTGTCCATCCCAAGCGACTATAACTTCATCGGCTTCAAAGTCTCGTGAGACCTTTTGTAGGGACTTTAAAAATCCGACTGTGCCTCCAACCGGATAACCTTTTTTGTTTAGATGCGGAGAGACCACGTATGACCTCAAAAACATATTTAGCGCATCAATTATTACAACATTCTTCATTTGTCCTCCATTTTTGTTAAAATTCTTAGTTCTTCGTCGTAGGTGAATATCACCCTATCTTCCTTCATAAAGTCCCAGCTTTTCTTACTACATATAGACGAGCTTTTATCTGGAAATGCTTCTCGAAATATCCAATTTCTTCTGACCATGCCGAAACTTTGAGGGCTGAAGTAAACGTGGTTTGGAAACCATATATGGTCGCCTCTAAATACGCATTCAAATGTGTTCTTATCCCGATTCATGGGCTCTCCATGATCGTGTAAGTGTAGTCTTTTTTTGGAAAGTGTAGTTCAACAGTACCACCTTCTTTGCGACTGATTATGAATTTGTGCTTCAAGTCTTCTTTCAAGTATCCGACAATATCTTGATCACCATATCTAACTTTTACTTTTTCCATACTTCCTCCTTTCTAATAATATAACACGATTGAAACATCTTGTCAAGTGTTTTGGGTAAAAAAAATCCCCGCCAGAACGGCGGGGATCAAGGAGGTATGTTATGAAACTAACAGCTTTTCACCCTTAATTAGTCCTCGGAATCGATATTAACGTTTTTTCCTTCGGAATCGAACTTCCTAATGATCTCTTCATCCATTATGTCAAAGACAGCTTTTCTGAATTCATCATCCTTAAGTTTATCTAACCATTGAGTCCTTTGGAACTTATACTCTTTTCCAGATTTAGAAATTAGCTTGTTCCAAGCACCGGGCTTAAAGCGGTCAGAGCCTGATAGTCGGATTGCTTCGAGCCAAGATTCTTGATCTTGAATCCCAACTCCATCGCCCCATAAGATCTTGAATCCACATGTTCGACCTTCAGAGCCAAACCTAGATTTTTCAACCTTGACTTTTACCTCAGAACCAATTCGGAGACCAGAGTCATCAACGACATACGAAGCTTTCGCCTTTCTCTTGGTCAACCAAATACGAAGGGACGAGAAGTATTCTATAGCCTTTCCACCGGGGGCGATGAAGGGCGTCACCATAGCTTCCGCTGGTGTTCTCGCAATGTTCGTCTTCAATTGATTTATCAAGAGCAATGTACATTGTTGGTTTGCTAATGGAATGGTCAGTTTCGGGAATGCTTTTGAAAAGATTCTCGGCTTAACCGCCATTGTGCTCTGTGGGTTGAAATCGCTTTCCATCTCCTTCTCAGAAGTTGTAGCAGCGATGGAGTCCCAAATAAAGAAGAATTGATTCTCGGGCCATTTACCCATCAAGTCTTCAATTGTCTCCAGAGTCTTCTCAACAGATACTGCCTGAACATACATGAAGTTGTTCTCAATATCAACACCAGAGTTCGTTAGAAATCCAGGGTCAATAGCAGACTCCGCATCGAAGTAGACCACAAAGTGTCCCATTTTTTGAGCCTCAGAAGCGATCTGACAAGCCATAAATGACTTACCAGCGCTTGAGAGTCCTGCGAGTTCAGTAATCTTTCCGACTGGAATACCAGCCATCTTTCCACGGCAAATGATGGAATCAAGCCATCGTGAGCCAGTTGGAATCCACTCCTTAACGGTTGTGGGATTATCTTGCCGCAAATCATGGGCCACATCAAGACCAACTCTCTTGTTGATGAATTTTTTCATGTCCGCGATGTTAATCTTGCCGGCCTTGGTCATTACTCTTCTCCTTCTTCTTCAGATCCCTCTTCGGTCTCCTCAGACTCTTCTTCCTCGGTTTCTTCTTCAGTGCTCTCTTCAGAGCTTTCTTCAGATTCCTCGGATGTTTCTTCGGCAGCTTCTTCTTCAACTACAGAAGTGTCTTCATCTTTCTCGCCACAAGCGAGAAACATTGTCATTAATACACTAATCATTATTTACTCCTTCGTTCGTATTAGTTGTCTCAGTTGAAACAGCCTTTACTTCGTTTGTAGAAATTACAGTCATCGTACCCTCAGTAATTACCTGAGAAGTCGGAACTGTATTGTTCGTTGTTTCTGTAGTTGTTGTTGTTTCAACCGTTTCAGTTGTTGCTACATTTGCTGTAGTTGTAGCTTCTTTGTCTCCGCAAGCGAAGAGCATTGTTAATAGCAGTGTCATGTATTTCTCCTTTGTCAGTGCTAAAATTTTCTGTGTTGTGAACATAAAAAAAAGAGCCACCCCTTTTATAACCAAGGGCGGGTGGCAATTCCCTTACAACACAGGAGGACTATGATTTAATCGTTTTTCATAAATGCTGCGAATGCTTCATCTACGTTCCCTGATGGTTTCTTGTACTGAGTCGTTTCCGACGAAGATCCTTCAGCCGAGCTATCGGAGGACAGATAGCCATCAAGAATCTCTTGAACTTGCTCTGTGGTCTTGCGGTCAAATAGTCCGTCAATATCAGGAACAGAATCAAGTAATTCTTTACAATCAGCGATTGTGTCATCACAAAGGATAGACGGTCGTCGCCTAGGCTGAAGGAGTGTCTTCGGAAAAGATCCGGGTGTTCCAGGTACATTGTAGTTCAGCTTAATATCGGTTCCTGTTTCTGGATCTGTAATATCTCCATAGTCAGGGTCCAAGACATAACCCAATAGGGTCTCATAAGCTGTCTTACCATAAGCCCAGATTTTTACACCTTCAGACTCATTACCACGAACCAATACAGGGGAATAGTATCGCTTTCGGGCAAATAGTTTTTTTGCTTCATTTTTCAATGTAGAATCATCGTTCTCAACGCCATCACGCCAAAGCTTTGATGCGAAGTCACATATCGCACAATCTCCGTTGTCATTACGCTTATTACAATAGATTCCAGGGTTTTTACCAACATTATAGTGAAATTGGAATTCACGGAATGGATCTCCATCTGCTGTTGGTAGGATGCGGATCATTTGATCGCCCGCTTTTGGTCTCCACATTGTGGAATTTTTACCAGTTGGTTTTCCGCCATTTTTAGATGCATTTAGTTTGGCTCGCATCGCGTCTAGATTAATAGCCATAGTAGTTTCTCCTCTTGTTATGGTATTTTTTTGTGTTTTGTCACTAAGGTAAGCAGGGTTTCAACCATACTTCCATATATAATATAACATTTTTTTGATGGTTTGTCAAATAAAAAGTGAAAGTTTTTTGGTAGGAAACTTACAAAACCTGGAGGATTAGCTCTTAATTGTAATAATACTATCGGTGGAACTTAAAGATCCAATTTGAGTATTATAATTAAATGTACGATATTGGTTCATATCAACGTCCCATACTGTTTCATAGCCAGGTTGTAGGTTGCGAGTTTTGAAACCGCTAGTTACAGAGCTTGGAAAATCCGATACTTTGACGAATCGCATCTCTCTTTCAAAACCAGTTTTATTGGTGAATGTACCGGTGTATACTGTGAATTTTTGTGTGATGTTCATAATTTCTCCTGTTGTTTATAATGTTGAACACATATAATATAACCCGTTAAGGTTAGGTTGTCAAGTATTTTTCAATACTTTTTTTATTGCTGCTTGTTGTATTTTAATCCCAACATATATAATATAACCCGTTGGGATTGTCTTGTCAAGTATTTTTCAATACTTTTTTAAAATTAATGCTCGAGTAGGGATTTGAACCCCACAATTCTAACGATTATATAAGCCGCCTGCCCACGTTAGTTATCTGCAACCGTACAGTCGAGCGATTCAATATTATTGACCAAAATAATTCATCCATAAAAACGTGAATGAAAATATGAATAAAACTATACTTGTTATAAAAATCATTTTTTATTCTCCTTTTGTATACTATAATATAACCTGTTTGGAGAAGGTTGTCAAGTTAAATGACTAACTTTTTTATTTTTTAACCGTGGCGGATTGTAAAATTTTCATCCAACAGATCTTTGCTTAATTTAAAATTCATATTAAGCTCTATACAATAAGTTTCTATGTGCGATTCATTGTCTCGAACAAAAACAAATCGCATTCCGATCTTAATTAAACCCATCTCTCTTTTTGCTGTCAAAATCATATTTATCCTCAATAGTAAATATGATAGTTCAAGTTTAATCGTCCGTTTTAGGGTCTTTCTTCATTTGTTCAATTATTCTTCTCATACTGACGATTAAAGAAGCGACTTCAAATATTTTCTCGACCGCCTCTTTACAGTGTTCAGGGTGGATTACTAGAAATCTCAATAGTCGGCGCTCGGCTAACTTAAGTTCATTAAGTTCATTTTTTAAATCCTTCAAGTTCATTATATATCCTGTATGTGATGGGTGTAATGCTTTACGTAATAGTAATTTTCAGTTTCTGAGTTTCTCCAAATCGCAAAAGATGAATATCTCTCAAGATTATTATTATTTCTAACGATTTGCTGACAGTTTGGCAAAACATCTTCATCATTATCTAGGTCTGTCTCATCTATATTCATATAATAGCACGATTCTGTAATATTTTCAAGTGAAAACAAGAGTTGTTCATCTCCGAGCATTTGACTCCATCCAATAGTCGATATTCTAGATATATCCTTCGGTTTATGAAGTTTTCCAAAGTCTTGATCTACATTTTCGCAAAAGTTTATATTTTGAAAAGCAGAATATATGTAATAATTAACTTTCTCATAGTACTTCCTGATTGGACCAGCACCAGCGAGCTCAAGCAATAGTTTATTCGACAATACTATCAACTCATCGACTTTACCAGATCGAGCATACTCCTGTAATACTCCGAAGTGGGCCCTGTGTCTAAGCTTTTCTTCTCGGCAAGCAAACTCTAGATCAGGGACGAGGTAAACAACGGTCATTTTGTGAGCCTCTAGTGCCTCTAAAACCCTAAGAGTTGCTCCAGCAACCTTACCGGACCCACAAACAAAAAGAATGCCTTTAGGATGCGATTTGAG